CCACGCCAGCCCGATCAGTCCGAGCGTTGGTAGCACCAACGAACTGGACGCAATCGGGGATGCGTTTGCCTTCGACCTCTCGTGCCCAGATGATGTGCTGGAGACCTTTCTGCACGGCCTCGCTCGCCTGCCCGAGATCGTCGAGGAAGCAGAGCGTGGGTTTGGTTGCCTTCAGCAGTCGGCGAAGCAGTCCGATTGGATCGAACACTGCTGACCCATCGATGACCACTGGCAGACCTTTGTAGTCTGTCGGGTCACTGCATGCAGGGGTATCCACGATGACCTCGGGGTCACCGCCGATCTCGGAAGCGACCCGCTTCCATGCGTCCTGCACGATTGCCGTCTTCCCCACTCCAGCTCGTCCGATGAGCAGGCATGAGATTTTGTTTTTGAAAGCCTTCGCCAGATCGCTGGCGAGGCTACCAATTTTGATTTGGTTGATGCTATTGTTCATTGTCTATTCCTCCGTTTTGTTTTTGTTTTGTTTGTGCACCCCACATCTGCAGGGATCATGGCAACGCACCCCAGAGGAGATGCGTTGCTGATGATCACTTCAGTTGACCCTCACTCTTCCAACCAGTCGGAGTGGGCAGTAATCGTCACCTTCAACCCACTGCTTCCAGCCCTCCTTCCAGTCCCTGCTGTTATAAGGAGTCCACTGGTCTGATCTGTCTCGGTTAATTTCGGCCAACACTTTTTTGATAGGCCAAAGGCTCAACCTTTTTGTCTCAATGTTTTTGATGATGTATTTATATTTCATGTGTGTCTGTTCCTTTCTGTTTACTGCTGTTAAGCAGATGCCTGAGTCCCGAGTGAGGACTGTAGACTCTGCAGGGTGCTGAGTACCGACTGGGATGCGACCACCGCATCCTTCCTGACCGCCTTCGAATCCCGCAAGATTTGCGGGTCGTTGAATGCGACCAGAGTCTTCCGAGCGTCCGAGAGTGCCTTCGCAATCTCAGCGTTGCCTGTGAAGTTCAAAGCCTCTGCCTCCTCGATGGTCTCGCTGATGGCAGTGATGGTTGAGTCACGGAAGATCGCCTTGGGGTTGGCCAAGGTGCGACCAAAGTGAGCGACCACATCAGCCACCCTGTCGAGCAGCTGTTTGTGAGCGTCAGCCAGTCGGGCTGAGATCGCCTGTTGGGCACGAGCCTGAAGGCGTGGGTCGTTGAGGTCGGTCTCCCGAGGGAATGCCTCAGCGTCGAAGGTCACCTCAAAGCGGGAGCGAAAGTCGCTCGAGCTGGATGGATACTCCGATGCGTTGAACAATCCGTTCAGCCGAACCTCGGCCTCGTTGCGGATCTCGTCGTACCGAGCGCACAGATCGTCGGCGAGTCTGTTGAACTCGTCCACGAGCCTATTGTGTGCCTCGGTGAAGGCTTGGAACTGAGAGATCGGGAGAACCCGACTCTCGCCCCGCCACGGAAGGGTGAACTTGTAGAAGTTCTCCCTGATCCGAGAGGCAACCTGATTGACCGACTTGAGGTAGTCGGGTCGGATCAGTGCCTTGACGAATCGACCGCCCTGACCAGCGGAGATCGAGTGGTTGGCCTCGACCTCGCTGGTGGCTTTACGATCCTGTCTGCCACCGATGAAACGCCTGATCGAGAGATCGACCAGCCGTGCGTAGCTGTTGAGTTGCGTTGTTGTTATGTTGTTCATGTCTGCTCCTTCTGCCCTTGCGGGCTTTTGTTTTTTGTTGTGTGCCCCCTGATCTCAGGGATCACTGCAACCCTCGGGGCATTCCTCCCGAGGGCTGAGGGTGATCACTGCTTTCGCAACCACTCCGATGGGACTGACATTTGCAGTCCTTTCGGGAGTGGGATGACCACTGCCTTGTCACCGCCAAGGAATCCCCTGAAATTTACAAGGGTGTCCTCGTTGGTGAAAGGCGAATGCATCACCAAAGTCTCATCGACTTGGAATCGCTTTTCGTCCATGTGTTCCTCCTTTCTGTTAGTATGACCCTTCTCCGTTGAACTTGCCCCACCGATTGACCTCTTTCTCAGTGGGAACCTTACCTCCGAACTCCTTGATCTTTTCTTTCCACTTTTCTGCGATCAATTCGTTCTGGTTTGCCTTGCCGTGACCACCGCATACCTTGGCGGTGTATCGAGCGTTGACATATAAGAACCTGAAGTCCTGCTCGTATGCTTCAACCTGCCAACCACTCAGTTTTTCGGCTTTTAGGTGTAGTAGTTCGTGTGTGTTGCTCATGTTGTCTGTTCCTCCTGTTTTGTTTTTGTTTTTGTATTGAACCCAGCACTCAGTGCCGAATTCATTACTGCACCCCGAGCCGACATAGGCCAGAGGTGCAGTGTATGAATTCAGTTCTTAAATTTTAATCAGCCGAGTCAACTTGCTCCCGCTAGTCGTGACCCGCTCGAGTGATTAGCCCGAGGTCGTCCAGTTTTTCCAAGAATCAAAGTGCCCTCTGGAAGTTTCCCGCATCCCTGCAGGTCACCGCCAGCTGTACTCGTTGCCGATTTTGTAACCTCGGGACTTTGAGTTGCCAGATCATAATAGATCATCAGCACCTGTAATTGTCTCGGGTTCGGCGGTGAGGTCTCCGATATGTGGGGAAATTCTCACTCGAGGAATGCACCTTGAAGCGTCGAACGACTTAGTATCGCCTGTAGAGTTGTGAGTGAACTTTCACCACTATGCATCATAATGATTATCCTGTCAACTGCTTTATAGTTGGTTATGACACAAGGCAGGGAGAAGCATGGGATCACCAATCAATGCCTAAAATATCGCACGAGGATGGCCTAGGAATGATTTGCAGGGTCGGGGTAGTATGAGGACAGCGGGTAGCTTTCCCTGTAGAGCGGGACTCTTGCAAGAATCTTGCGAACCTCTTTTTGTTTTAATAAATGGCAGAAGTTCGACTGGTCTCGAGAGAGTATTTCATGCGGTAGCGGTTAGAAGGTTTCGAAGGATGTTCGATGGATTCCAGTGGGGAGGGTTAGTGAAGGGGAGAGAGTTGTCACTAGGTGGAGGTTCGACTCATCGCTGGGTTTGACTCCACGAGCTGACAGCCTCCCCCATGAAAGGGGAAGGCTTGGAGTTGTCACCGCTTGGGATGATCCACTCGCAGGGAAATTCTTTTCATGCTCGGGTTGACCAGCCTTCACGCTCGATTGATCGAGTATTTCCGCCGTTATTTTTAAAGGGCTGGTGGAGTTCACGAGAGCCAACCCATCGAGGATTTCACAACTCGCTCGGCTCTATTCGATCTTTCTTCCGACGAGAGGACACTAACTGCTTAACAGCTGGAAAATGCTGTACAGCTGCAAAGATGCAATCAAAATCTGATCAGTGGCGAAAGTTCCCATGCGTCGAAAGCGAGCGAAGGTCAAAGACCCAGCTGATGGACTGAGTGTCGAAGTGGTGAATGGATCACCAGTTGTCAGCATGCCAGAAAAAAAACCTGATCCAGTGCCTGAGCCTAAGCCTCAGCCAATCGTTCCAGTAAAAAGAAAAGTCGGTAGACCAAAATTAACATTCGAAAATTTTTCCAACGCAAAATTGAATGAGGTTTTTCGGTTGGCGAGATTGGGAATGAGTTTGAAGACGATTGCTGGTGCTGTTGGGATATCGCAGACAAAGCTCATAGGAATGCGGGAGGAGTCTCCAGATTTTGCGGCAAGAATAGATGCCGAGCGTGAAAATTTTATTGCAGACAATTTGACCAAGCTACGGAATCATGCCCAATCTTCGCCACAATCCGCTCAGTGGCTCCTCGAGAGGGTTCGCCCCGAGGAGTTCAGCCAGAAGACAGAGCTAAGAGTCTCAGGTGGAACGACTAACACTCTGTCTCTTGATGTATCATCTTCTATCTGCCAGAGACTGAGCGAGGCACGACTGCAGACCATTGATGTTACTCCGTTAACAGATGCACCACCACCTCTTCCGCAACTACCTGACACTCAGCAATGATGATCACCCTCGATGATTAGAGTATCAAATCTTTTATCTTCCTATTTTTGAAAATCAACGACTTACATCTTCCTCCTTCGGCCTGCGCTTTACCCCCCTACCACCACCCCACCCCCGCCCATACACTTAAATATATAGAGACAAACAACCCACCACCCCCCTGCTTTATCGGCTACACCCCCACCCCCTAAAAACCCTCCCCCATGCCTTGGAATTACACCGAACACAAAGCCCGTCTCCACTCCGATGAAGCCTACAAACTTCACTTCTACGCCATGTGCCGAAAATGGCTTAAACGCCGTCTTAAGCACGACCCCGACTACGCACTCATCCACCGTGTCAAACGCCGCATACAAGCCCGTAAGCGGCGAAAGAAGGCCAAGCTGGAGGCCAAGCGGATAACCAAGGAGAAGTCAGATGCCCGAAATGAATGAACTCCAGAAGCTAAAGTTCCTGTCAACCTTGGCGGGTTTCTCCAGCCACTACCTTGGGATGGAGAGCCTCTACCCTTGGCAGATCCAGTGCATGGATGCTCTTGATGCTGGTGGCAGAGTGGCTGTCAGGGCACCCAACGGATCGGGCAAGTCCAGCTTCTTGGTGGTACCAGCCATTATCTGGCACTGCGCTGTGTTCCCTAACAGCTATGTGATCGTAACTTCTAACGTAGGCAGACAGATTAAGTCAGGCTTGTTTGCCACCGTCCATAAGTACGCTTCCAAGCTGAAGGGTTGGACGGTTAACTCCAACGAGCTGATCAGCCCTATTAACGGCAGGGCAGTGGCATTCACCACCGACGAACCCCAGCGGATGGAGGGGTGGCATCCAGAGGGCAGCACCACGGGAGGTAAGGGCAACCTGATGCTGATCTATGACGAGGCTAAGTCCATACCTGCAGAGATCTGGCATGCAGGTGAACGCACCCAACCTAACCGCTGGTTAGCTATTAGCAGCACAGGTTCAGCAAACAGCTTCTTTGCCAAGTGCTTTAGGGAACATGCCAAGTTCTGGAAGACTTTCACTATTCCTATCGGCCAATGCCCACATATTACGGATGAGTCCATAAGAAGGTTGAAGGAGCTGTATGGGGACGACCATCCGCTGGTCAGGAGCATGATCCATAACGAGTTTGTAGATGAGGCTGATAATGAGACCGTTATCTCAGAGACCAAGATCCATGACTGCAGGGCTACACCCCCTTCACACATCCCGATGGATAGGGTGGCTTTTATCGACTGGGGTGGGGCTGGGATTGACGAGACGGCGGTGGCCATCATGGATGGCAACAAGCTGCTGCCCCTGATCATCATCAAGGATCGGGACGAAATGCGTACCGTAGGACGGGTGATCAGGGAACTAAGGGCGTTTCAGGTTAACCCAAAGCTGGTCTGGGCTGACAACGGTGGGATCGGGTCGCCCATGATCAGGCGCATGGACGAGCAGGGGTACAGCGTCAACCGTGTGAACTTTGGTACGGCTGGTTTGTCTGGGTACGCCAACAAGGATTCAGAGATGCTGTTTACGGCTGGCAAGATGATTGAGGACAGGGGAGTGATCCTGCCAAAAGACGACATCATGGATGGTCAGTTGTGCACCCGCAGGTTCTTCTGCACATCGAACGGAAGTATCAAGCTGGAGTCCAAGGCTGAATACAAACAAAGGACAGGTGGAAGCAGTCCAGATCGTGCGGATGCAGCCGCAGGTGCCATCTGGGCTTATGTCAAGACCAGACCGAGCTTGACCTCAAATGATGCTGGTGGTAGTCATTTGCAGACAGATGTATTCGGCAATGCCATTCAAACTAACTTTGGAGATGCCAGAAGTGGCTTCGACGCTGGGGACTAAATGACCACGCAGGAGCTGTACGATGCTTTTTGCGAAGACCTTAAAAAGCGAACCACTTGGGAGGATCGGCAGAGAGTTTGGTACACCATGTGCAATGGTGGTCTTCGCAGGAAGCGTAAACCTTGGCCGAACGCAGCCGACCTTCACTATCCTTTAGCTAACTCGATCATCAATAAGTTCGTACCGTTTTACATAAACCAGATTTACTCAGCTGAGAATCTGGCCAGCTTTACCCCACGCAAACCCCAGATGCAGTCTCTGCGCTATGCAGCGGAGAGCTGGTTCAACTACATGCTGCGGGAGCGTTCCAATTTTGAAACCGAGATGATGGTCTATGTGTCGGCCATGCTGCGTTGCGGTATCTCGTTTATGAAAACCTCTTGGGATGAGGCAAGCAGGTCGGTCAAGTTTGATGCGATTAACCCGATGTACATTGTGTTCCCGTTTTACACAACTGACATGGATAGCTGTGATCGGATTTGCCACATCATGGAGATCTCTGAAGCCCAGTATCGTCGCAACGAGGCATATAAGCAGGACAATGATTTTATCAAGCGGATCAAAGGCGAGGGTAACTCGGCTGGTGCTGGTATTCGTTCGTATGATCAGCACAAGCTAGGCAAGCAAGGTCTGACCGAGGGAAGCCTACGGGATAACATCATTATCTGGGAGTGCTACTATCGGGATGACAAGGGCAAGATCATTGTGGAAACCTTCAGCCCACAGGCTCCAGACGAACCTATTCGCCCGAAGTTTGAGCTTCCCTATGCCCACGGGGATATGCCGTTTGTTCCGTGCATGCTGGAGTTTACTCCAGACAAAGGTTTTTATTCCAGCCGTGGAGTTTGTGAAACGGTGGCACCATTTGAAGCTGCGTTGACCAAGACCATGAATGCCAAGGCTGATGCGATGAGCCTCTACAACTCACCGATGTTTTCCTCTGATCAGGACATACCCAATGTGAACAATATCAAATTCGGCACAGGGGTTCTCTTGCCCACGGGAGTTAAGCCAGTACTCATGCCACAGCCACCGATCAGCTTTGATCAGGAAATGGTGCAGATGCGTCAGGTCTCCGAGTACTTGGTGTCGATGCCTGACTTCGGTCTGACGCAGGGAAGACTAGGAAGCTCCAAGCCACGCACGGCAACCGAGGTGCAGAATATCGGACAGCTGATGGGCGTGAACACGGATCTCCGCATTAAACTTTTCAGGCTGGCGTTAAGCGAAATCTACGAACAGGCATATTCAATCCTAGTTGAGTACGCACACGACCAGCTTCTTTTTGAATACCAGAACCAGTTCT